CGCGACAACCGAAACGCCATCGATCGTCTGTGCGCCGGAAAGGGTGATATTGCCGGTCGTGGCAACGCGCGCAGGCGCGATAACGGTATAGCCTGCCGCCGCAACAACTTCGGCCAAGCCGTCCGTGAGCGAGGCCAAAACCTCCGCATCGGTCGCGCCTGCCGGAACGTCGATCCCCGCAATTTCTCCGGTGCGGCGCACAAAGTCCGCAAAGCCTTCACCGCGAGCGCCGCGCCCGAGGAGGTTTATGACGCGATCAGCCATTCGTTATGCCCTTCGAAATTTTGATATAGCCATACGTCCAAACCTCTTGGTCGCCGTTCGGGAGCGTCACCAATAGGTCATAATAAAGCGAGACTTCATCGCCCGCCAAATATCCGGGGTATTGGGATGCAAAAGCGGCCTTGACCGTTTCCCAAAGCATTTTCACTTGAACTTTTCCGCTCGCTGGCTCGATCGGAAAAAATCCCTGTTGATCGATGCTCCCCACGGTCGGCAAAGAGAATATGACCGTTGACGAGTTTGGTGTCAGGCGAACTTGCGCCAGAAAGCTATGGCCGGTCAGGTCAAAATATTGATCGCCGACCTCGAACGATAGTTCCTCGGTATAATCCGAATTGGTTATCACCGGGAAATCGAAACGGATCGGCTGCACGGCATGATTTCCTAAATGACAGGTCTAGCGCATCATTATTGCGTTTCCCGGCAATTATCAACTTATGTCACGACCGCGCTTTCCGGGCCTGCGGGGACGGCCTCAATAACCCCGCCATCCGTCGCGACGGCCCAATAGTAATAGGTCGCGGGCGACAGGGGGGTATCCACGATCGATTGCACTTCGCCTATTCCACCGCCATATCCGCCCGCGATCAGCGTTGCCGTGCCAAATGTCGCGGTCGTGTTGCGGTAGATATTCGTAGAGAAGAAACGTAAATCGTTCGGATTCTTCCATGTGAAAGACGCCTGCCCAACGCCGCCGGTAGCATCAAGGTTTGACGATGATGGGAGCGCGGTTGAAGGCGTGATGGTGTCATATTCCCAGCCAGGACCGCGCCCCGACGATGTGACATAGCGATAGCGCACCGTATATTCCAAGCCGTCTTGGACAAGTCCGCTGATCGCCGTATTGATGTTGATCGACATGGGCCGCCAAGGGTCGTTTTCGTCGCCGGTTATTTCGGACGTAAGGATATATTCGGCGACATAGGTTGCATCGCCGCGCGGCGGCGCGGGGAAATCGACCTTGATCGTTCCATCGCTGAAATAGACGTTTTCGCCAGTGATAGCCGGATATGTCGAGGCGGTGTCAGTGCCATCGGTGACCGGCTTCGGCTGCTCCTCGCCGGGAAGCAACGTCCAGCGGGAGGCGCTGACCGGGACCGCTCCGAAGCCGGTAAAAATACCCGCCGCGTCTAATTCGACGTTCGTTGCGATCTCATAGGAACCCGCGAACGTGTTATCATAGTTGATATTGACGATGCGCTCGTGCCGCGCCTGCAATCCGCGCAAATTCACGGTTGGCCCTATCTTGTGGCGGGGCTGGGATCGCAGGCCGATGCCTTTCGCCAAGCGCATTGCCTGATTGTGGTTCTGGCATCCCAAGATTTCGACCGTGAGGAATTTCGGCGTCGTTAAAGGGTCGTAATAAAGCGGATTGATCCATGCCGCGCTGGGCTGCGACGTGAATTTCGCGCCGGGGTCGAGGTATTTGACGATGACGCCTTGCGTCGCGCTTTCGCCGTCCTGCGCCTCGACAGACGACATAGCCATAATGTCGCGATTGCGCGAGAATGAGAGCGTCGGCGTTTCCCAATGACCGGCGCGGCACCACGATTTGCCATCCTCATCAAAGACTATCTGCCCGTCCATCGACAGCATGATTTCGACTTCGGCATCGACGCGGCGCTTGCTATCCACGATGGCAACGCCGCACTCATAACGGGGCTGGTCGCCTTCAATGCCTTCGACCGTCTGTTCGCAAATGTCGGCCTGCTCTGCGATGCGCGCCCAATTTATCGAGGATTCTGGCTTGTTGCGGCCAAAGGGATGCGTCCTGAACCACGACCAGATGAGCGCGTTATTTCGCGTCGGCTTGTATGTCGATCGGTTGCCAAGCGTTTGCGTCTCGTCGCGCGGATCATAGACGTTCGCCCAATCGTCAACGATGCTAACCGCCGGTTCGCCAAGGCCGAGCGGCCCGCGCCAGCGATAGATTTTATAGCGGTTCTCGACTTCCAGAGCGTCCATGCAGACGACGCTATAGGTTGTCCCAGCAAGCAAATGTTCGTCGGCGGTCCACTGCGGCAAGGCGGCGGTCAATTCCGCGATGCCAGGCGGTACAGGGTCGGTTTCGCTATAGGTCGTCGTCCAGATGCGGACATAGCCCTTGCCCTCGCCGTCAACGGTCGCCGGGTCTTTGTCCTTGTTCGTTTTCAGGCGAAAGGCGGCTTGCGTGACGTAGCGCGAGCCATCGACCGTCACCGCTTCGTCATCGAGATAATATTGGAAGTCGTCGCCGAACTGCGCGATTTCGTCGCTATGCACAACGAGATACCACCATCGCCCGGTTGCATCGAACTCGGCAAACAAGACGCCGCCGCCCTGCCGTGCGCGGCCAGCGTTCAGCCAGCGCGGCGGGTCAGGGATTTTGACGTTGACCTTGCCCGCTTCCATTGACGGCGCGCGACGCGACGCCAGCCCCAGAGCGGCCATGACGACGAACGACCCGGCGGCGACTATGAGCGTTCCGATGACCGAGCCGACAAAGGCGGCTGTCCCCGCCGACGCGCCAGCGCCCAATAGCGTACCGGCAAGCGAGGTTCCGAGGCCGGGGGCGAAATAGATAAGCGCGGCAACGGCGACCAGCGCGACCAGCTTTTTCAGAAATCCCATGTCATGCCGCCTTTATGATTTTGGGCCGCCAAACGCCGCGCCAAGCGACGAGGCGCAACCGAACCTCTATGACGCCGCGCTCAAGCCTCGCCGCAACGTTATCCCCGGTGCAGAGACAAGGGATCACATAATCGGCATCGGCCAGCAATCCTATGAAACCACCGCGTTCCGGGGGGCCATCGATCGCGGCCCCTCCTACAAATTCCATCATGCTTGCCATCCCGCCATATTCGGCCAGGATCAGCATCGCGTCGTCGTTATTGTCATAGGTGCCGGTAAAACTTGGCATAGCAAGTGCTGACCCCGCCTTGACGAAATAGGCCGCCGCCGACAGAACGCAATCGTTGATGCCATATTGATGCGGGTGCCGCCGCCAATCGCGCAAGGTTTCGTCAACAAGGTCCATCAGGGTATCTGATAGGTTCGGTTCGCCATCAAAGCCAGAAATTCGGAACCGCGATCCAACGGGACGCCAAGCTGGGCGGCGCGGCGCTTCTGCATCGTATCGGCGTAGGTGCGATCCGGCGTTTCGCTGCGACCGTGATTATTGTCCTTTGCCGTGATCGAAATCGTATAGGTTTTGACGACCGTGCCCGCCGACGATCGCGCGATATTCTCCGAGAATTTCGGGGAGAACATCGTCATTTCTTTGTAGAATGACAGCGGGGTATTGGGCCGCAATCCCTCGCCCTCGATAAATATCACGAAATAGCAAGTCAGTTTGCGGCCAAAAACTTTCGCCTGCTCGGCCTTGATGCTGTTGTATAATTCCAGCACTTCGCTTTCTTGTCCGGGGATGGTCGGAATGTTGAACGTGAAATTATATGTCGCGCTTGTGCCGTCGCGGCCATCTTGAAGTGAGGGCGTCTTGTGCAAGCTGTTGCCGTTCGCATCGACGGTGCCGAGCCATTCGTTTCCGTCAATATCCGTAAAATTGCCCTGACCGTCCCATAGTCGAACGCGATCGTCCTTAAAGTCATAATCCCAGCACTTGCGCGCCGTTGCGACAATATCCGTCACATCGTCCGCATCACCCAAAATCTCATCAATCTGGTCATAGAATGCGCTCAAGCTACCGCCTCCGACATGACGATATTGCCGGTTTTGACGTGGCCTAAGTTGTTATAGGCCGCGCGAAATTCTGCGCCGTTGCTGATCCGGCCTGTAAACCAAGGCCGGAACAGGCAGGCGTCATTGATCGCGATATTGCGGCGGGCGGGCGGCGTGATGGTGATGTTTGCGATCGTCCCGACATACTCGACTTCATCGACCAGATAGCATTCGAACGCGTGGCCGATGACGTGACCGGGGCGGATCAAATGGCCGAACCGCGCCATGTCGATGCTAACCGTTGTCGCGCCTTTCAGCGTCGCCGCCGTGAATTTCGTCTGCGCGTCGTTCTTCGCGCCGCTGCGATCGATCCATTCAAAATCAAGATGGTTCCGGCGTTCCAGCGACCACGATATTTGCGGGGTAGCGGATAGCTGGACGCGTAAGATTTGGCCGCTGATCTTGGACATAAGCCACGATGCCGCCGGATCGACCCATTCATTGTCGGCAAGTCCAAGCGTCATTTCGAGGACAGAAAAGCCGCCCGGTTCCGGCGTGATGAACTGCGCGCCGCCCGATGTAAGGCCGCCATCATAGCCAGCGCCGGGAGCATGAAATAGCTGGTTTTCGATGCGGAATTTCGGGAATTGATAAATTTTCATGTCGCGAAACTGCCGTCCTGATCCATCTGCGTTAATAGCGACTGCAAATCGCGCTTGACCTGATTATAGGTCGTCTCGGCTGTCTCCCGCTGCATGGCTGCAATAGAATCGATGCCAATCGCCCCGGCGAAACTGTTATTGTTCACAACAGTAACCTCGACGCTTCGCTTGCCGCCGCCGCTGGCTTGGACGCCGAGCGCGCCATTGGGACCGCGCTTCAACGGCATGATTGCTTCCGGCCCAGCCTCGCCCATTTCGCCCATTTTCGCGCCATTGGCGAACCGGAACAGGGTCGGCGTGTTGACGATGCTGTTTGTGAATGAGCCGCCCTTTGCGAAGCGTTGCGCCGCCCCATAGACGCCGCCGAACGCGTTCGGCGTCGGGCCAGCCCATGCACGATTGCTGTCGATAACGCTCTGAAATCCGCTTGTGCCGCCACCCAAAAGACTGCCGAGCAAGCCGCCGCTGCTGCCCAAGATATTGCCCAAAAATCCATCAAGCGTCTTGTCGAGCAATTTATCGATGATGCGGTTCAGGCTGTTGACGACGCTATCGGCGAATGACTTGAAAAGGTCGCCGCCTTCCCGAACGGCGCTTATCCAATCGACCAAGAAACCCTTTGCCACATCGCGAGCGGCGGCAAGCGATGCAGCGGCGCGCGCGGACGCATCCTCCCACGCTTTCGACCATTGATCGGCAAATTGCTTCCATGCGCTGCCATCGACGGTTAGCGCGCCTTCTGTGACATTCTTCCACAACGCAGCCTTGCGCGCGAACTCGTCGGCCATGCGTAGCGCATCAAGGTCTGTGGTTTTGGGGGGTGCGCCAGACGATGCGGAACCGCCCGCCTTTTTTGCCTTATCGTCGGCTCCAATTCCCGCCGCCAATCCCCGCAATTTCCCGGAAGCCCAATCCGCCGCTTTACTGATCGCACCGCCGATTGCGCCGATATAATCGGTCGAAAGGTCTTTCTGTAGCTGGCTGTTGCGCGCAGATATGGCTCCCGTCAGGCCGTCCGCTGCTGCGTTGGCGAGTTGCGCTAGTTACGGGGCCGAGACGTTGCCAATAGGGCCGACGCCAATCTTCGCAAGCGCGCCATTCGCCATGCCGATCAGGCTATTTATTCCCGCCGTCCCTTTGTCGAGAAGCCAATTTATCGACTTGATGACGGCATTCGTTGCGCCAATCGCGGCGGCTCCGATGAACGCCGGAAAATTCTTCCAGACGAATTGGATGTCGTGAAACGCCCCGACAAATGAG